CCAGCCCGACTTGGTCGAGTAATTCCCCAGTGCCGGCTAAAATAAACCTTGCGGCCCGCTGGCCAATATGGCAGTGCCAGCACGGTCAACAACAAGGAGACTATCCATGCCTAACTGGACCGCGAACACTGTTGAGATAACGGGAACCCCAAAAGACATCCTCAAATTCAAGAAGCACATGGGGGAGGGCTTCTCTTTTGAGAAGATCATTCCTCCGCCAGCGGACATGTTCCACGGTAATCTCGGCGAGAAGGAACGTAAGGCGTGCGCCGACAAGGGCGTTCCCAACTGGTATGATTGGCAATGCGAGAATTGGGACACCAAGTGGGACGCTTGCCACGTTGAGGTCGAAGAGCACGAGTACGACGGCATGCTGAGGGGCGGGGAATGCCGCGATCTCATGACGGTCACTTATCGTTTTGACACCGCGTGGTCCCCACCCGAGAAGGTCATCGCAAAACTTCAACAAGACTGGCCGGAGTTTGAAATCACTGGCGGATACGTGGGAGAGGGCTATGAGTTCTGCGGATCCTTCTGAGACAGGCTTAAATCAAGGAGAGAGACAGTGGGCTTAGATATGTATCTTGAAGGCGAGCTATCCCCAATGGGCCCCCCGCCCGGACCGCAGCAGGATGGCTTTCCCGTGGTCAAGACAGTGCTTGAGCTCGGCTACTGGCGCAAGCACCCAAACCTTCACGGCTATATCGTTCAGACGTTTGCCGAGGGCGTGGATGAATGCCAATCTATTTTCTTAGGAAAGGAGGATTGCCAAAAGATTGCCAAAGCAATACTTGAGGATGAGCTGCCAACTACTTCAGGGTTCTTCTTTGGGGATAGCGAGTGGCACGACGGGTTTAAGGAGGCCCACGCCAAAATATTCTCCGATGCGGTTAAGTGGCTCGACGATGGTAAAGTGCCGGATAGTTCGGCGCTTCGGTCAGTATTCTATCGCGCCTCGTGGTGAATCATCGGCCAGTACTCGCCCACCCCCCAATTTCTTTCTGCTGCATAATCTTTACTCAGTCCTCTTTAAGTAGTACCTATATATAGCTCGAGAAAGGAGCGGAATGAAAAAATTTTGGGGGAGCTTTTACCAATATGCCAATAAGAAAGGCGCTAAGTCCTTGAAGTATGGGCGATTGTTTAGTATTGGTACATCCTATTGGTACTTATTGGTGGTCATGTACCAATATGTCGTTCAGACTGCCGTGACGGTCAACATTGGAAAGAGAGGGCTCTTCTCGAGTCATATATAGGGGTGATTATGCCTAAAAGGAAAACCGAAACTGTCAATCCTGTCCTCGCGAAACCGCTCACGCCTCGTCAAAAGAAGTTCGCTGAAGAAGTAGTGCTCGGTCGGTGCTCCAACACTGAATCAGCTAGACGCGCTGGGTACGCTGAATCATCAGCGGCGGTCAGGGCCTGTGAACTGCTGCACATCGGGAAGTTCCCCCATGTTGCGGCGTACATCAACGAGCTCAGGCAAGAACTGTCTAAGAAATACGAGATCAGCTACGAAGGTCATCTCAGAGACTTGGGTGACCTGCGCGATAAAGCGGCGGCAAACAACCAGTTTAGTGCTGCGATCAATGCCGAAACCCATCGTGGTAAAGTAGGGGGCCTCTATGTGGATAGGAAAGAAGTTCTCCACGCCCACATCAATGCCATGAGTAAAGACGACCTCATTCGTCGCCTAGAACAGCTTGATCTTGAAACCGATGGAGCGATTAAAAAAGTGGTCGAAGGTGACTATAAAGATGTCAGCCAAACCTGAGTCTAAATTGTGGCATCTTTTACGGGACAACATTACGGACATCCACTGGGTTCGCATTGAGTCGTGGTCCACTCCTGGAGTGCCGGACCTAAATGGGTGCGCTGAATTTGGGGAGTTTTGGGTAGAACTCAAGATAATAAAAAATAAACGGGTCGTCTTGTCGCCCCATCAGGTCGCCTGGCATCTCACAAGGGCGCGTCATAGTGGTGTATCTTTCATCTTAGCAAGGGAGGCAGCTAGGACTCCTTTGTTTTTGTTTTCCGGTTCTAGAGTGAAAGATTTGAAGGACATGAAGATCCCCGAGGTCCCCCCATTGTTGAGATTGGAGTACCGTTATGACTGGGCCAGACTCCGAAAGGCACTGGAAAAGGGCGATAAATAAAGACGAAACAGCCCTTTACTCCGATAATGTGTTACTTTATAGTTCTTCATAGTTAAGCGGTATTCGTTTAACGTGCCATTAGAAAGGAGAAAGACCAATGGCTGNTAAGAAATCAAATTCAACTTTTGAGGTTTCCGATGATTTTCTCGCCGCGACTGAGGGCGAGCAGGATAAGGCGGTTCGTGCTTTTCTCGCCGCGAATCCTAAGGCGCGTATCGTGCCTAATGAGGTTGGCCAGTCCGCACCGTTTCTCCGCCGTCAGGGTGGTAAGCGGTTTAACATCTCGGAGCGCATTAATCAAGGTGGCGTTGCTAAGGAGATCCTTACATTTGCCCGCGCTAACGGTGGTGGCGAGCGCGATGTTGCGGCTCACCTTGCTGGTGGGTTCAGCCGAGCCTCTAAATTTTACGGTCAGTCGATCATAACTCNTTACACCACGTAGAATCTCAACTTCCTCCCTGACTACGTGGCACTGGCCCCGCTCCGGCGGGGTCTTTTTTTGATCGTCGCTTGTCTGTCGTCGCNTTAGATCGCTTAGATCGCTTAGATCTGACCCATCCTAACCTAACCATACCTAACCTAACCATACCCAACCCTACCATCATAACGATCTTTCAGATCTGAAGCGCACTTGGCANTAACATACCGCACTGGGATTAACATACCGCACTTGGGATTAACATACCGCACTGGGATTAACACTGAGTAACTAGAGTAAACCACGGGGGTGTATTAAACTCGCCCGGTTTATTATTAGGGGTTAAACGGTAGTTTACCAGGAGGTAAAAAATGCGCGATATAAGTAAATTAAGGGGCCATGTTATTAATGTAGTTCTTAATCCTGCAGATAAGGGCTACTCACCTATACCCGATGCGGCGTGGGTCGAAGACCTAGGCCTCCGTCCATCAGAAATATCTGACTGGCTGGGAGACAGTGTTGCTGATCAAAGCTCGCCCGATGCAATTTACGCGGGTATGGGTGATACAGGCGACTGGTATGTAGCTTTAATCAATGACGAGTGACTAGAGTAAACCGGGCGGGTGTATTAAACTCGCCCGGTTTATTATTAAGGGTAACGGTAACTAACCACTGAGGGCTTAAAAATGCTTAATGGAAAATGGAAAAAGGTTGACCTCACTACCTATCCGTTCTTTCTTGAAGATGAGATCTTAAGGCTTCAAGGAAAAGAGCAAGAACCTGTAGAGGGTAAAAAAGATAAAATCATCATGGACCTCCTCTCTCTAGAATTTGAGGGTAAGAATCTTGAATACTTCGACCCAGAAACTCTCGAGTCACCACCGCCTATTCCTGACGAATTAAAAATTTACTGTCCGGAAAAGGACTGGGGTACGAAATTCTGGACTTCAGAAATTGGTAACACGGAAGAGCATCCATATGATTGGGATAAATGGTTTTATCTCGATTATTCTGAACCTTACGAACGTGTTACTGCGTATAGAAATCGCCGTCTTGGTAGTGGCTGGTACATGATAGAATGGGAAGCTCTTAGTCCCATACTCATACGGCCAGTCAAAGAGTAACTAGAGTAAACGGGGCGGGTCTTCAAAACTCGCCCCGCGTACTATTAAGGGTAAGGCTAACTAACCACGGAGGGTTAAGTAATGGAAATCACAGTTCAACAAAAAGTTGGCGGCACTGGTAGTGGAATTTCTCGCCGTAATTTCAAGCTCAAAAACGGGTTCTACGAAAATAGTGCCTATAATGATGGGGGCGTTCCTACTCATTGGATCATAATTGCTTGTATGCAAGAACCCGATACTCGTAAATGGGATGATACTCAACAAACTGTGGTTGAAGTCCCTAGGTCAAAAGAAGTTCAGGATTATATGGATAAATTTTATCCTAATTGGGATAAAAATCCTGGATCAATCATTTTGGGTGAAATAAACTCAGACGAGATGTATGAAAAAGATGATGAAAATCGGTACCATTATCTTCAAGANATGGCTATCGAACTCGCCGAAGAAAAAGGGTTAATCCCTGAATATACTCTTCTTGATATCGCTGAATGCAACTTTACCGTTACTCTTTATGGGTACGGCCAGTCAAAGAGTAACTA